AGGACGCTACTTTTGGCGAGGTCGTGGCTATCTCTCTCTATGTATCCCTTCATAACCCAGGCAACCTTGAACCGGTTGCTTGGGAATCTGTTGGCTATACAAAGAGGAAGAGTATTCACGTCCCTCCAAGCAGTAATGCATACTGGAACGCTATGGCTTTGTTTGCAGAAATCAACCGGTATATACCGGGTGAGGATGCAGCTAGTCGTGGCATTCGTAGAGAGCTGAAAGAGTGTGTGTGTAAGGTTGTCAAACTTGTCCACGAGCGCGAGCTCGTGGCCACTTATGACGCCTCATGTCACCTTAAATCGTTCCAGTACTATGAAGTTTTCCTAACCGCCAGTCATCTGGGTTGGCATGTCGACGTTCGCGTCGATGTTGACTCAGATGGCGACGAATTTGGATTCCCTAGTTCTGTGACGATCTTTCAGTTCCAGTGTGAGTTTCCTTTCTGCTGAGGTTGCAGAGGGGCTACTTTCCCAGACCCTAACCAGGCCTGCAACGCGTTATCAAGTGCCGATTGTGAAGTCGGCCCGCGTTGATTATGTTAAAGGATTATCATGAGGACGAATAGTCAAGCTTTCTTCACTGAGACTAGTCAAACGGTATATAATAAGTCGACTCATCAGTCTTCGGTCACGTTATCGCGGCCGCAAACTGGTTCTGCCGGTCTTACTGTATTCGCTGATCAGCTTCATGGCGATCGCAAGACTATTTATACTCACGAATTCCGAAGGCATATCAGTTCGGATTATGTCGGTACGTTCTTTCGAGATACGCCCTCTGACACTCTGAACTCGGTTGGTCAGATTCTTACGTGGTCCCGTACTCCTTCTTTACCTGATCCCCTTTCTATGCTGAGAAACTCGGCATTAGGAGATCTTTATGATAAGATTCGGTCTGGTGGCGTTGGTTCAGGTCTTGACCTGTCCGTCGACATCGCCGAAGCTCATCAGGTAAAGAAATTATGGGTCGACTCCTTGAAGCTGATCAGGCATGTACGATCCTTTCACCCGCGTGAGTGGCATAAGCACTGGCTTGCGTATCAGTATGGTGCACGTCCGCTGTTTAACAGCGTATATGGCACCCTTGATGCGCTTATGCACAGGCGAACTTTCGCTTACGCTCGGGTTAAAGGGAAGGCTCGAGATCGTTCTTGGTCACAGTCTACGTATAAAGACACTGCTGGGCCGGGGTCACTAGAAATAGTGTCCGCGATCCAAAATGTCCGTTACGAGGTTGTGGCTGAGTTCGAAATCGGTAACTCCTTCAAGCAGCAGCTCGGTGGGTATACTAGCCTTAATCCGGTTAGCATACTTTGGGAACTGACG